CCAGGGTCGAAACCCTTATGGACATATTTCTATGCCATATCCTAATTAAAGATAAAGTGGAAAAGATTAAGCTTTTCTTTTTCGTTCTTTTACTCGGTGGACCATAGGGTAACACTTGTGCATTACCACTGAGTCCGGTAAGTTTAACGACCTCCGGCTTGCTTTTAAAGGCTATGTAAGACTCAGTTCTGTTCTAAATGAACTAGGATTAATGAAATAATAAATAGATGTTTTCTACATAATTTCTTATGTAGTAACTCTCAATGTTATACCATTAATACCGAAAGAGATTACATGCTAGTTAAGAAGTTAAATTCCTTCTAGTACTAAGCCTTTAAGTAAGAATCTGATTAAGACAAACCTTCGTTACTATTTCATGACAAAATTACATATTAAAATCTTGAAAAGATTATTAATTTTAATTTTTCCACAAATTAATACACGAAACCAACTCTATGTTTTTATTAAATTTTTAGAAAATTTAATAGAACATAGAGGTCTTATCTTTACCATTAAGTATTTCAAGCAAATTAGACTACACTGCACACGTTATATGTGCGGTGAACCCTTATTTGTTAATGATTTACATATTGGTATTGACAAAGATGGTTTTCCAAAAAGATTGCATTTTCTTAAACCTTTATTTGACAGTATGAAATTGATTAATTTAAAATATTGTTTAACTATTTTAAATTTTTCAAGATCATGGACCTTAACTGATAAGCAATGAGAAAAAGTTCATGTTAACTTTAACTCTATTACAGATACTCCTAAGAGTTATCTAAAAATTAGAGATAAAGATATCATGGCTTTTATCAAAGTAAATGAGTTAAAGGTTGAGAAACCAACATTTACTTTAAAAGATGTTTTTATGTCTTTTAAATCTGGTCCACAAGGGCCAGCATCATTAACAGGATATAGCAACTTATTACTTTATAAGAATAATTTAATAAGATGGTTATATAATATTACTGATGTAAATGGAAGAGTCTACCTATCAAATTCCATTGATAAAGCCCTGGAGCTTAACGAAAAACCGAAGTTTTCAGTTTTAGGTAAGCTCTCTTATGTAAAAGATCCTGAAGCAAAATTAAGGGTAATAGCCATTTCTGACTATTATACTCAATTATATTTAAGGAAAATACATGATTCAATTATGAATTTGTTATTTACCTTAAAATGCGACAGAACTCTTACACAGGATCCTTATAATGAATGGGAAGAGAATGGGAACTCCTTTTGAAGTTTAGATTTGTCTTCTGCAACAGACCGTTTTCCTTTATGATTACAACAAAGGGTCCTAAGATTATTATATGATAATAAAATTAGTTCCTCATG